TCAGTTGAAGAAAATGGGTTAGGTTTAAGACCAAACTCATCAAGGAGATAGCTAGGGAGATAAGACTCAGCATGATTGTCCTCCTGATAAAGGTAGGAAAGAGCCTCATGCACATCATTATGTGTCATGATAACTGACTCTGGAAGAAGTGGATTGTCCGTTTCTCCGCCAAGAATGGCGAAGACGCAACAGCCCATCCTGTAGGGTAAAAGGATATTACGTCCAAATACCTGTTCAGGCAACTTCTCCCATAGCCACATCAGAACACTAATGTGTATGACTAGAGGGCTGCCATGCCCAGTCCTCACGGACTGAGCGGGAGTCAGCATATTCTGACACAACCCGAGCTTGCTCAGGATTGTGCTTGCGGGAGAAGAACTCCAGCAATGCTGACCATCCCTCGTGCGTCTCTTTTCGAGTACGGACTCTAATAGTCCAAACTCGGACCTCTTCCCGATGTAGGCGGTGATTCCATCTTTTTGTAAGATGAGATTCATCGCTTCCGCAGAAAGAGGCGAGACCCACGGATCCAGCATCGTTTCGACCTTTGATCCTGATTCCGCGTCTAATACGCGCAGGTAATAAGGTCCTACAGCTGTCTGATGCATAAAATAATCCTTTATTAAAGAGATTGTTGGATGTATCAAGGACAGCCTGGCACGATGCCGGACTGTCGGCGACTAACGTCTTCGGTTTCACTGGGGTTACATCGTAACCTTTGTATCCGTCGACGCCGCAGGACTCTCTAAAATGTCCGCGAACAAAGCTCTTTGCCTTGTTCACCTTCAATTGTAGAGCTTCCATAATGCGGAGAAGCCGCTCATACCCGTGTACTGGGATAATAATATCATCCCCATACACGCGTACCTTGCCACGTAACTGCTTTATAGTACGCCAACTTACTTCACCGTCTAGGCTTGCGCCTAAGGCGATGCAGAGGAAGACGATACTTTGAACAGGAAACGTGACAGCTGTTCCCTGCGAGGCAAACTTCTTGGGTTTCAAGAAGCTCGGAACGTTAGAAATATCATCTCTAACGTACCTCGTACGTGCGGCGTGCAGAGCGTTCAGAAGGGAAGGATTTCCCCTAAAGATGCGCTCCACGGTCCAACACGTAAGTCGATCACTAGCGTCCGACAAATCGACGGTTGCCAATGATCGATCAAGGGAAGCACGAAGAACCAGATCGCCAGATTTACTCTGATCTTTCAAATCGATAAAATCTCGACCTATAACAGTCTTGATTCTATCTTCAAAGAAAGAAAGGAGTCCTTGCTGACACCACATGTGTGATGTCGGCTCGGAGGCAATCAACCTAGGCCCTTTAGCCGTTTTTGGAACGGCCATTAGACGACTAGGCGGTTCGTGATGGGTAGGACGAATAACGTCACTACCAACCGTTCTGCCATGAAGGTGGAACGGGAACATCACTTCGAGCTTCGCAGACCATGTCCACTCATCGGTTCTACGATGACGCGGTATGCGTTCTGCTACAGCACCGGTACCATGTCTAAAACCGATGCCATTAGACTCACTTTCCAACGTGGTAGAATACCACAAAGGATCGTAAGGACCAATAGCATCTGAGAACAGGTCAGCAACGCGCTGAACCTGCTCTAGGAGACGATACGTCCCCGAATCGTACGTTAGATTTTCTTCGAAGAGCCCTTCTTGAAAAGGCCCTTCAGAATTGAACCTAACGACTTTCCGAGGTTGATAAACGCAGTCGCCAAGGTGGCGATAGCGACTATCTTCGTAGTCGTCGAGTCGTCCGTCCCCTGCCCAATCAAGGGTGGGAGGTCGGAGCCTCCGCTCGATGTCATGGTACGCCTTAACTGCCGATTGAGTTCGGCTGTTGGAGCATTCCACGGCAATCTTCTTCCCTAAGGTCGTAATGACCCGCAAGAAAAAGATAGCGTTGACATCTGCGTCCTGTCTTAGACAGGCGTTCTTATCGAACACGCGCAACCAGAGTCCCGAGAATAATCTCGGCACCCTGATGTCAGGCGAAACCCTATGACTTATAGGGCCACCTAACACAAGGCGTCCGGTCTCGAGCCCCTCAATTAAGAGGGAATCAAGATTCGGGAGGTCTAACGTGAAAAACGTTAAACCTCGTGTCCGACAATAAAGGGCGAGTCTATCGAAGTCTTTCGACAAACTACCCTTCAACGCCGGGTATGACAGAAGTATATCCTTACGGATTCCTTCTGCGACATGGAGTAGACTGTCCGCTTGGCTTTTCATATCAGGTTCCTTTCGGAATGTGGTATCCAAGCCGCGGAATGCTGTTAACACAAGAGCTATCCTTTGGGATAGCCCATCTCAATAGGTTGTCTTACGACTCCTTGTTGAGCATCTTGGTGATATTCGCACCAGAGGACGCAGTCAGAAATGACAGCAGCCCGATGGCATCGTTGACAGGATCAGTAAGGGTATCCCCCTGCTGATTCTCAACGACCACGTAGCTCTTCCTAATAGTAGAAAGAGTTGCGGGCGCGACCGGAAAGACCGTATGGACGAGCTCCACGTTATGACGAGAAATCGTCACACCGCGTTTCTTATCCAGATAGTCCGTATTCCGGACGTTAAAACGAAATTCCTCAGTAGAGGTAGTCAGAAGGTACTCAGAAGAGTAACCATCCTGACGCACCCGCACCAGGTTTTTCGCCACACCATTGATGGTGATGACAGCAGGATCCGCAAAAGCCATAACTACTCCTTGTTCGTGTCTTGTTTAGCTGTGCAGTGCCGTGATGAGAACATCATCACAGACGCTGCACCGCCAGTGACGACACGATACCCATCTGGTCTTTCGTTAGAAAGGCCAGATGAGCTGATGGAAATACGGGCCAGAGTACCCGACTCTTATCCTCGATTATTACACGACCCGGCGCAACTTGCGCCGTGCCGTTTGTATTCGAGGGTCCGAACGACCACTCTGTCTTGGTGTGCCGCATAACTGTAGTTATGGGCAATGAACATGGAATGATATTACGTGAGGCTCTAAAATAAGAACCACACGTACTCATCCAGTCAATAAGCCAGCTCCAAGGTAATGCCTCCCAGTAAGTGTCTAACTGAGTTAGACTCAAACCGAGGACAGCCTTATAAGCTTGCTTCACCATATCACCATCATCATGATCCCAGGGAAGAAATTCCGCTGCAGGAAACCACCTGCAATGGGTTCTAACCTGTTCGGTCGTGATGACAGTCGCTGGTTGGGAGTAAAACCCAAACACCGACTGCGCTGTAAACGGTCCCTCAGCTCGAGTGGACCCGTCCCAGACGGTGACCGTACGCCTAAGTCCCTTAGCTCCATGAAGCCGCTTAATCTCCTTAATCCGATCATTCATGATCTTTTTAAGTTGCAAGCACTTCTGGATATCGCCAAGTATCGGCAATAAGCCGAAGTTGACGTATAGGTTAAGGCTAGCTGCCTCACCCACCGAATTTGGAGCGAAACGCTCCAAATTACGAAATGGATGGGGCAACCCCTTATCGAAAGCTTCCCGAAGAGTTTTCGGGGCAGCTCTCATAAGCGAGCCTAAAGTACCTAGCTCTAACAAATTTGCAGGAATATCGGCACTTGGGCGACTAGGATTTGTCCTAGCAGCACCTTCAGTAGCCGCCTGAAAATTGTCAGGGGATTCGGCAAGATACAAATGCCCAAAACGAGAAGCATTTTCGTATGCGTCGGCTAGATAATTAGTCCAGACCGTCGTATCCGGTTGCCTCCCGTTAATCAGACCACCTTCTAATTGAAAGTAGTTTACCGTAAACGGCCCATTATCAGGACCGCTGGTATTATCCTGCCTCACGGATCTCTCCGTAAGGATAGGATAACTACCTCCAATTGTGAGTGTACCGCTGAATGACCATACTCCCGTACCTTTCGGACGGGATTTAGA